AACCTGAACGTGCACTGGACTCACGCTCCCCACCGCACCGAAGTTCCAGGTGGAATCCGCCACCACGAAGTAGCTCGTGTTATCCGGCGTCACCGTCCAGGCAGGCGTCACTGTGAGAGTCGTCCCGGTGTTCCCGGTGACCGCGCGCTCCTGCAACGCGCCCGTGCCTCGCGTGATTCGCACCGTCGCGCCCTTAAAATCGTCGGGCAGCATGCCTAGAGTGCTGTTGCCGATGGTCGTCGCCGATTCGACCCCCGCCGCCACTTCCGGTTGCAGTTCCCACCTCCAGTAAAAATTGGCGTGATCGTAATTGCGGTCCGGCGGACCCGCCAACTGGTGCGTCGCGCCCGCGTCCGTGTAAGTGGTGGCCACGGCCACATTCGAAGCGATCCTCAACAGTTGGCTTGGATTCGGCCCGCGATACACGTGAAACCCCGCCGTGCCGGGTGAAAAACTCAGCCCCGTCAGCGTCACTTCGTTCGCGTTCGTTCCGCCTGGAATCTGGGCCTGCACGATGAACGACAGCCCGCTTTCCGCGCCGTTCGCATCGAGCGCCGTAAGGGCGTAATACAGAATTTGGCTCCCGGCGAGCGTGCCTCCGGTGGTCGCAATTTGCGGACTAAGACTCACCAGCGGTATCGCCGCGCTGGTGGCCGCGGGAATCGTCGGCGGCACGAACGAAACAGCTAGATCTACGCCGAAACTGCCGTCCGCGCTCTCGATCGCGGTTTCCGTGATCCCGAACTGCTCGATGCCGTTCGCGTCGATGACACTTCCCACCAGTGGCCGCGGCAGACCGATCTCCGCGCCCTCCGGCCGCCGCACGCCCAGCGTGTTGGCGCCCCCGGTTGTGTACCACGCATCGTTGTGCCATTGCGCCGTCACTAGCACCGTCTGATAGTTCTTGTTGGGCGCCAGTCGCACAATCCGGAACAGCTGCCTCTCGAATCCTTCCTTCAGATACGTGACGGTGATCAAATCGCCCGGAGCCAGTCCCACGCCGCGCACCGTCGTCTCGAATTCCACGAAGGTGTATCCGCTGAGCGCCTTGCTGAGCTGCAACTCCAGCATCCGCGTGGCCTGGTCGAAATTCGGCAGACCGAGCGCCGGAAACGCGGCCGTCACTTCCCGCGATGTCAGCAGCGAATCGTCCATGTCCACCAGCGCCAGGCTGTCTTGCTGATACTCGTTAAACTCGTCCTGAAATTCGACGGTCAGGCGATTGGCCGTGTCCGCCCCGCTGCGCGCCCACAACCGGATGCTTGGATCGCCGTTCGCCTTGCGCAGAATCCCCGAAAACACCGCGGAGCTGTCGCTGAACTCATACGCCGGCCAGCCCCCGTCCAGCGTAGCCGTGCTGTTGCTTCCATCCGGCTGCGTGGCCTGCTGGAGCGCCAGCGTGTTCTCCACTCGCAGCCTCAGCAGTCCCCCGTTGCCGTAGGTCAGCATCAGCGAAGATCCGTTTCGAATCCCTTTCACGGCCTCGGCCGCGCTACGCCGGTTCTGCAACACCAGGTTGCATTGAAATCGCGGAATCGAAGTCGCGTTTCCGTACAGATCCGTGGTCTGGATCGGCGCGCCGCAATACGCCGCCGCCGCCGCGAAGCTCGGTAAATCGATGTCCGTCGTCAGCCATCCGCTTCGCCGCAACACGTCCAGCAGCACCCACGCCGGATTATTTGCGAACGACTCCCCCAGCGATGCCCCGTTCGCATCGAACTGTTCGAGCTTCAACCCCTTCAGCAGCACGTCTATTTTCGGCAGCGACTGCCCGCTGCTGATCTGGTTCGGGACCACCACGCTCATAAACGCCATACTCCCGTATGGATCGCCCAGCGGTTTCCCAGAGCCATCCGTGAAGTCCAGATTGAACGCCCCCGTGAGCGTGCCCGTACTCACCACGTTGAACCAGCCCGTGGCGGTCATGTTCACGCCGGCTTGTCCTTGTGGAATCTCGATGCCGTTCACCACCACTTTGACGACGCCCTCGATCTCACCCATCCCCAGCAGCACTTCCATGCGCGTCAGGTTGCCGTCGTTGCGCGCGAACACGATCGGCGGCTTGTACCACGCCGTCCCGTAGACCAGCGGCACAAAATCGTTGTAGCGCGCCTGGTTGTCGATCAATGAGGAGAGATGGGTTCCCGATTCGCCGAAGCTGCGAACTTGAATCTGCGCCGGCACGAATTCGACGCCGCCGAACCGGCGCGTCACCCGGCTGGTCTGGTCGGTGTCGAACATTCCTCGCGCCGTGCACGAAGCGCGCGTGAAATCGCAAGTCGTGAAGGGCGCGGACCCGCTCAGGTTGCCCACCCCGCCGCTCTGATCCGGCGAGTACCCGCACCGTTGGAGCGCTGAATATCTTCCTTTGCTCCCACCCGTCAGCGCCTCCTGCCTCTGTGCCGCGTTCGATGGGAACAGCCACGGGCAACGCCGCTCGATCTGGACTTCGGGCAGGATGATCCGCTGCAGGTTCAGCCGGTTGGTGAAGGTCAGCCGAAACGCCGATTCCGTGATTTCCTCCGGCGGATTCCCGATTCCCCGGAAGATCACCCGCGCTTCGGAAGCCGCCGCGCCCGCCGCCACATCGTAAAACAGAAACTGGATGGTGACTTGCGCCCCCTTGAATCCTGTCTCCCGTTCGATTTGCGAAAAGTGCGAATCCGCATTCGCAAGCGTCACCGTGATCTTCTGCGCAGCGTCCAGCCCTTCAGTCGAAGATGCCTGCAGCGTGAAAAGATTGTGTTGCAGCAGACGTGCGCCGTAGGCGTTGCCGCCCACCGTGACCGCGTGCGTGCCCCAGCGCTCCGTGACGCCCGAGCTCAGCAGGCAGTCGAACAGAAACAGCGGAGTGGGTGGCGCTTCCTGCTCTTTGTATTGGTCGATGGTTGGCATGCGCCTAGCCCTCCGTGTCCACGATGCGAATCACCGCGTCGTAGACGTCCGTTCCCTGCGCGGTTACGGTGAGCTGGTCCGAAGCGAATCGCGCCTTGGAATACACGCCGCCTCGCACTCCCGTCTGCTTGTAGTCGGAGGGCGCCAGTTGCGCCTCCGCCTGCGCCCCGAAAAGGTCCACCGATGCGCCTGCCGGCAGTTGCGCGCTAAAACTCACGGTTGTCGTCGCCTGGCCCGGATTTCCCGCCACAAGCACCCTCTTCCACTGCGGCCCCAAGGCAATCACGCTGGTCACATTCGCCACGGCCAGCGTCACGCTCGATCCCCCGGCGCTCCGCGCCCACATGCTTAAGCAGTAGTGAAAGCTTCCCGGAACGTTCAAGGTCTGCGCTACCGATTCCGCCGCCTGACCCGCATTGACAACTTGTGTCGCCCTGGTGGTCCCGAGCGGATCTGCGATGCCCGGGGTCAACTGGATCAACGCTCCGTTGCTCCACGCGGTCGCGGCGAAAGTTTCGCTCTGCGCCAGCAGGTTTCCGGCTGGATCGAGGAATGTAAACGTCTGCCACATTCCCGAGGTCGCCTGAAACAGCGCCTCGATTGCATTCCATTCCGCCAGTGTCAGCCCCGTCGCGCGCAGCTCCCACGCCGCCATCGCCGCGCTTGGATCGGCGAATATATCCGTCCGCCCGTCGCCCAGCGTGTTTACGACCGTCCTTTGAACCGAGTGCCGCGTTACAGGATACAGCGCCGAGCCGCCGGTCGCGATCTGCGGAAATACAAGCATCCTAGCTCCGGTTCTCCTTCACCGTCACCGACGTTTTGCCTCGCGCGATGTCCCTGAATTCGAGCGCCAGATCGTCGGTATCGAAACTGCAGTTCGCATACACCGTTCCGTCCCAGGGATCGGTGAAAGAAAATACACCGCTGCGCCCCTCTTGCTCTTCGAAGAACTGTTGCAGGTTTACCAGCTCCGCTTCGTCGAGCAGGTCCAGCCGGATGGTCCACCTCCGCAGGGGGGCTCCATAGCCGGGAAATCTTTGCTCGCTGCCGTCCAGGAATCGCAGCACCTGCGTCGAGAACCGCCGCGTCCGGTCCGATGGATACTGCGCCACCACCCCCGTTTTGAGCGCCGGAAAATTTGCCATGCTACGCCTGCTGGATCACGTCGTTCAGCACCGTCGTTTCGAGCATCGCCTGCCGCACCGCCATCGCAATGTCGTTGCTGTGATCGAGGAA